TAGTCATTGAATTTATTTTATAAGTATTTTGCCCTATTTCTATTCTATCATTTAATTGTAAACTACTAAATATTTTATATGGTAGGTATGCAGTAACTTTTGTTAATCTTCTTTTTTCTGTAAAAACTTCATTAATATAGGTGCTATATTGTTTCTCAAATAATGTATTTGTAAAACCCTCTGAATTACTACCATTTTCATTTGCTAACCATTCAGATTGTTCAACATCAAAATGTAATGATGTTAATGATCCAGTAGGTTCTAAAGTTTTGGTATTCATAGCTAACCAATAATTAGTAACTTTTTCTTTAAGTACTAAAGATTCTTTTAATGGGAATGGTGTTGCTCCTGGAGCAGCATATTTATAGCCATAAAATATTAAAGGTTTTCCATAATATGGTTCTTGGTTATCATCTGTAAAATAACCATACATTAAATTTGTAGAAGCACTCCCATTTTGATTATATAGCCTTTCATAAAGTACGTGTTCAAATGGTATTTTAATTTCATAATCTTTTTCTGGTGTATCAAATAAATCATTATTTAAAGAATAACTTGTACCACCCCAAGTTCCATTTGTAAGCTGGTTAAACTGTTTAGCTAAAAAAGTATTAACACCCTCAAAACCAAACTTTATTTTTTTAAATGGTAATGCAATATTTACTTGTGATTTTTCAACATCAATATATTCATCTAAAGAAATTAAAGAACCACTATTATAATAACTATCTAATCTTTTAACTACAATAATATCATCTTCTACGTATGCAGTTAAATTAAACATTTGAAACAAAGCAGTAAGAAAATCTATAATTTTCATTTCTGGTATTTGTGCTGGTATATTAAATTGTATTGATGATGATGTTGTAAATGATATTGAATTAGAAAAATTTACTTCTGGTGTGAATTGACCTACTGGTGCATCATAATTAGTTGCTTTATAATTCCAATCTATATTCCCAGCAGTAAAAGTTAAAGGTGTAGCAGATGAAATTGTTATATAATAAGTTGAATTGTTTGGTGCATAAGGTTCACCATATCCAAAATCAATATTTTGTATTCCTTGCTCATTTACAAAACTTCTTATAATACCATACCCTATTCTATATATATTTACGCTATAATCTTGTGTTAAGTTACTGGGTGTAAATGTTACTCTTATTCTTTGAAATGTCCATTGTGGTGGATAAGATGTTGTTACATATCCTAAAACTTGTGATACTGGTGTTTCACCAAATAAATTATTAGTAAAAGTAGTATTAAGATTATATACTTGTGTTTCTATTCGTTCAACTTGTGTTTCTTGTTCTACATTACCTTTTTTTCTATGTAACCACATATACAAACTATAAAAATCTGTTTCAAGTGGGTTATTGAAAAAATCATCAGAAAATTGTAAACCATAATCAGTTTCTATTGCATCTATTATAGCTTGTAAACGTAAAGCATACTTAAATTCTGTATATAAAACACCTCTATCATTTGCAGTACTGTTCCAATACATATTACCATATTCATTTGATGCACTATTATACGTTAATCGTTGGCTATTTGTAATAAGTGGTACTATTAAATCTGAACCATTTGCTGATTGAATACCATTTTTTACTGATGTATAATCATAATTTGTATTGTAACTATTTAAACTACCTAATGATGATAATTGTTGATCCCCTAAAATATCTTTTAAATTAACGGTGTTTCCGTAAAAAGTTACTTTGTATGTATGTGGTACGTTATTTTTTAAATCAACTCCAGTTAATGCTATTTTTCCATTTTTAAATGGTATATCGTTTAGTTCTAATGATGCATCTATTTTTGTTCTTGCATCAAAACCATTTACAATATCATAGTTATAATAATGCTTAAATATTTTATTGTTTTTTTTTGAAGCTGGTAATGCAAATGTTTTTGTAAATTCAGTAAAGATTTTTTTTATGTCTTTTACGTTTTGTATTGTTTGTGTAAAAGATACTGATTCATCTTTAAATTGGTCTACTCTATTAGTATCATTGTAAATACCATTTACACCTACATCACCAATATATAAAATTAACTTTTGTTGCATTATCTAATGTTGTTTATATAATCAAACGCTTCTTCAAATTCAATAGTGTATTCAACTAATCTATCATTAACAGATGTCTTAAAAGCTATTGATGATTTTTTTACTTTTACTGGTACAACTTCTTCTGATTCAGTTATTTTGTTTATTCTTGAAAGCCATACGTACTCACTTAATAAAAGTTCTTCAAAGAAATTATTAGCACTTTCAGAATAGTACCCACTACTTAAAGTAAATGTTTGTTTAGCAGTTGTGTTAAATGTTTTATTAGGTGCATTAGAAATAGAATAAGTAGCTGGGTTATTTGTTGTTGGGTATGTTAATATATTTGCTTTGTAGTTTTCGTTTTGTCTTGTAAGTGTTTTAGTTTCTTTTAAGAAAAACCATAAATCTTGCTGAACCCCATAACGATTAATAAATATTATTTTTCTACCAATACCATATTTTGTGCAGTCTACTCTATATACTTTACTGCTATAATTACCACCTATTGATGCTGAACCACTCGATACAGTAACAACATTTATAACACCACCAACTATTTGTGGTACTTTAGTAATTTCACTTGTTGGTAAATAAAGTTCTACCCTATCTTGTGTAGTGTTTTTAGAAATTAAATAAGCAGCTATTGGAAGTGTTGGGTTTGTATTTTCTTCAAAATATCCGTAACCCTCGTAACCAATATCTGCAAATGTAGTTGCTGAACCAACAACTGAACCAGTTCCATTAAAACCACTGTAATTTGTTATTGTTGTTGTTATTGCAATTTCTTGTGGTACATACGTAAAATCATAATATATATCTAAATAATCTCTTGCAAGTTCTGATATATCAAAATTTACAGTACTATTCTTTTTTGTGTTTTTTATTAGTGTATATTTAAGAAGACCATCTATTCTTATTTGACATATTGCTGAATTTACACCACTAATTGGTATTTCTTTATATTTAAACTGTGGACTGCGTAAAGCTAATCTTGCCATATCTTATTTCTTTTGTGCTAATACTATTGCATATTCTACATCTAATAAAAATGCTTCTTGTAATTCTTGTGGTAACCTTTCAAAACCCATTTCAAATGATTTGGTAAAAAACATAGTTGCCTTAATTCCTTTTTTCTTTATACTATCAGCTAATATATAACCCATAGTTTTATATGATCCAAACCTGCCCTTTTTATCTCTTGGTTGTAAACCTCTAAACTTTGCCCACTTTGAAAAAATACCTGTATGATATTCTAACCCTCTTAAATTACTGCTTGGCTTATAACTAAATGGACTGTTTTTGTTTTCTATGTAATTACTATTAACACCCTTAACTCCCTTATCTTGAAATTCCCCATAGCCTTGCATCATAAAATCAACAATAAAACCATCATCTGCTTTTACAAAATCATACTTTAAAGAATCGTATAATTCTTTTGTATAGTTTTGTTTTTTTTTAGTTAGTCTTGTTCTTGACTGTTGGATAACATATTTAGAAAATGATTCTAATGCTTTTTGTGTGTTTGTTAATTCCATCAGCAGATAGTTATATCATTGTATATTAATATTTCTATTCCACAAGACCACCCAGCTAACATATTTTCAAACCTATCATAAAAAGGTTCTAATGATGGGTTGCCCTCTAACTGGTACATATCAGTATGCAGTTGCCCTTTTCTTAAATTTTGAATCAGTTTGTTTAATACGCTTAACTGCGTGTTTAAAATATCTTGTTCGTTGTTGTTACCTACGAATCTATCAAGTGTTTCTGTTTTGCTTTGATCCACAATATCACAAGCAATTACTGTAATGTTAAATCTTAATACTTGTTCTTCTGCTACTACGTTGTTTACTATGATATGACCTAAAGGGAATATATCTTGTTTGTTTAAATTCAAATTAGAAACATCACCAGTTGAAACAGTATTGATATTTGTATCTGCAAGTAGTTGTTCTTTTATTGTTTCGGTTAATTGATAAAAACCTCTTATACCTTGATTCATCTTTTGAATTTACTTTTAATTTGTTTTGATTCTATTTCGTTTTTTTCCTTTACAAATGATAACATCATAAAACATTTATGTACCCCTAATTCGGTGATATCTTCAAGTCTTGTAATATCCCCATTAGCGAGTGTGTATATTGACTGATACCATCCCCATTTTCTGCTAAAATTTGCTGATGCGTTAAGTTCGTTTCCACCCCCAGTTCCGAATAGTTCAGAATAGTTTTCGATAAGTCTATCCCTAAATTCCACAAAAAAAAAATTGATGATAAGACTGCATCCATTGGCATAGCTAATAAATTAGCACTTGTATCAACATTGTATTCTTTTATTGAGTATCTATCTTTTAATTTGTTTTCTATTGGTCTGTATAATACATTCATTGTCTTTTCCATATTTTCCCAATCTGCAATGTAAGTATCTACATCAATATATTCACCTAATGTTAATTCATCTAATTGTGGATGAAAGCCATATTCAACACTATCAATTTTAAATCGTTGTACCAGCTTTGGTTTTTGCTCAAACAATAAATTAATCTTGTTTGTAATTTTATCAAAATCTGACATCTTCAAACGCATTACGTTTTTCAGTTCAATATCACAAAATATTTCAATAGCTTTAGCATTTAAAAAATGTGATTCTTCTGTTTGCTTTTGGATATTTAGAAACCTTTTGTATTGCCCTAAAGTAATATCAGATAACTTTGTTGGTATTTCAATATTAATATTCATATCTATATAACGTTTTTATTTAACTATTTTATAGTAGTAAATATAATAAAAAAAAAGCAGTCATTTCTGACTGCCTTTTCCTTTCATAAAAAAAACTAACTACTAAATCATACTTGCTTCAAAACAAGTTCCAGAACATACACCTTTATCAGTTTGCATTGCTGCACCACATTCGCTGCATTCATATTCTGCTTGTTCGTGTGGGTTTAAAAAATCATCCCAACTCATATTCCAAAAAGTACTGATGCTAATGTTCTACCTACAAAGTAGCACAATGCGAATATTAAAAAATACTTTGTTAACTTCTTAAAAATCTTTGCTGCTTTTTCAGCATTACTTGGTTTGTCTGTTTTCATTTTGTTATGTTTTTAATTTGTACTATGTCTACCGTTCCATATTTTCTATGTACGTTTCTTAAATATATTTCAGCACAATCAATTTGTTCTTGATCATTAGAATACAAATAAGTTTTCAGTTGCTCGTTTATTTCTGTTAGTTCTGTTTGCATTTTGTTTTATTTTTTATCTAATTCTATTTTCCACCATTCTAAATTCTTTTTACCACCAAACCTTTCAGGATACTTTTCTTTTAACCAGTAACTATCCCAAAGGTTATTGTCATTAATATATTTTGTTGTGTAACTAGGTATATCTATTTCCATAGGTGCAATATATAAAATATTATTTAATTAACAAAATTGTTAAGAAACATAATAAGTTCCCCTATTAGGGTTTTGTAATTGGTATGAAACAGAATACCTTATGGCATCTATAATATGGTTAAATTTATCTTGTGGTGTTTTACTTTTCTTTTCTAACCAAGAATAGTTGTTTAGTTCTTTTATTAAGTTGATACTGTTTTCTTCTATTACTAAATCATAATCTTGTAATAAAGATATTCCATAGGTTATAGATCCAGCACCTTTAATTGATGCAACAACATTACACCCCTTTGCTTTTATTTCATATATTAATCTTGGTTCAGCACTATCACCAACTATTAAATTGTTTCCAGCGTGTTTTAAGTTCAGTTCAGCAATTTGTGATGTAGTAAGTCCTTTTAAGTAAAAACATTCCTTTAAATAGATTATTTTGTTTGTAGTATCTATATTAGTTTCTACTAAAGTATTTTCATCATTTGCAAAACCATAATCTTGACCATAAACAGAAACACCTACTTTTTTAAATTCACCTATTGACCAATTAGTAAATATTACACCCTCAGCTTTATCTAACCAACCACCTAACATTTGGTGCTTGTATTTATTCGGTCTACGTATTTTAATGCTTTCTATCTGCTCTAAATAACTTTTTGATAGGTTTTCTACATTATCTAAATAAGTAGTGTGTATGTACGTTGTATTGCCTTTTGTGGTGTTACTCCCAGCTTGTACCCCTTTGTCTTGGAAAAATCTGTTGTATATCCAATGTTCTTTTGTAACTGGGTTTAATATAAGTATAACCCTATTTTTGTTTTTTAGGTTTCTAACTGATAAGTCTATTTTGTCAAATATGTTTTCATCAACAAGTTCTTCTGCTTCATCCATTACCCACGTTGAAATATTAGTAAGTGATTTTAGATTTGCAGTTTGATCCCCACTTGATGTTTTGATACCTTTAAATATTATCTTACTTCCAGATAGCTTATTTATTATTTCGTTTTTAGTTATATAGAAATGGTCTTGCAATTCAAGCGTTTCTATTTTGTCTATAAATTCTGGTATAATAGATATGTATGCAGATGACAAAGTAAATCTTGTAAATAGAATTGTATGACCAGCTTCAAATGTTAAAAGCAAAAGCAATAGGTTAATTGAATAAGACTTACCCGAACCCCTACCACCAGTTACAATAAAATACCTTGCATCTGATGTTTTTATTGGTTCGTACTTTAAGTTTACATCTATCACTTAAACCTTATAATATCTTTAAAGTTTATATTGAAACCCTCACTTGAATTTATATCTACTGTTTCTTTTGGTTTACCATATCTATAACCAAAGTATAATGACATAGCACGTGAATCACCTTTGAATATTTGTTTGCCTAATGTTTTGATCACTTCATCATTATCTATAAGGTTATCTAACTTTTCTATTAGTTTTAGTTCATCAGCTTTCTTTGGTCTACCTGCACCATCACGTTTACCACCATTATTTTTTCTTTTATCCATATTGAAAGTATTTTGTTTATTCAATTATATAACGTATTTAATTTGTGTTTTTAAAAGTCAAGTGTAAATGTTACCATAAATAAATATAGTTTTATAGTTCTATAATTATATTCTTCAGTTGCTTGTATAAATTCCCACCCTAACATAAATCTATCGTGTGGGTAGTGCAGTTGTATTTCTAATTCCCAATCCATATTAAAATAAAGTTTTTTGTGTTAAGTAAGGCTTTAATCTATCTTTAATCAATTCACAATATTCTCTACTTATTTCACTTCCAATAAATTTTCTATTTTCCATAATAGCAGCTACAGATGTTGTTCCTGTTCCCATATAAGGATCATACCAAATATCTTTTGCTTTACCAAATTTTTGCATTAACATTCTTGGTATATCTAAAGGCATTATTGCTTTGTGTTTTTTTGCAAATGGGTTAGAATGTGAATTTAAAGTCTTTATTACATTGTTAAAATTTCCTTTAAAATTAGCATCATAAAATTTTTTCTTATTTGGATAGTCATTACTAAAAATAATAATAAATTCAAACGCACTATTTAAAATTCCTGGTTCTATGTGTGGTATTCCATTTTTTTGCCATATAATAATATCTTTAATCTTATCGTTAAAATATCCTATCAATTTTAAAAAATCAATTTTGTTATTAGCTAACATTTGCACGTTATAAAATACGTGTTTTTTAGTAACTCTTAATAATTCATTAATTAGTTTTTTTTGATTTTCATAGTAATCATCTAAATTATCTGTGTAATCATTATACTTTGCATCAACCATTCCATTTTTACCAACATTATAAGGTGGGGATGTTAAAACATAATCAACATAATCATTTGGCATTTTTGCCATAGTTACTAAATTACTTTCATTGTAAATAGTATTTAATTCTAAATTATTCATAAGCACCTGTTATTTTATTACGTTTTTCATCACTTCCTTTTACTTCTGTATATTCTTTAGATTTGTTTTCAAAACCTAAACGTGATATTATGTTTATATCTTCAATAGTTGCTGGTTCTTTTATTTTTAAATTTTTTAAATGTTTTTTATTATGAAACTTCTTACCATCATTTTTATAAACTATATTTTTTATTTTATGTTTTTTACCTTTGTGATTTATTGTTAAATCGCAAAATACTATTTCCCCTAATTCTAATTTTTGAATCATCTTAAACTTGCTCTTGCATCAGTTACTGTTGGTTCACCAATAATTATATCGTAAACTTCTTTTCTTTGTTCATCTTTTCGCTTCCATTCAAAAGACTTTATTACAAGTTCTGCACGTTCATCATATACCTTTTTATCTTCTGGTGATAAGTTTCTATATGCAGTTTCGTTTTTGGTTAGTTCGTACCCTAAATTTTTAGGTATTTTTAAAGCCAATAAATCATTATACTTTTCTTTTAGTCTATTGTATTGTTCTACATCTTTATAGTACGTATCTACTTGTTGCCCTAATACTTCTATTCTATATATTTCATATAGGTTTGTTAGATGTTTATTTTTTATTAGTTCATCATATAGGTTTTTTCTTTGCGTGTAATACGGTTGCGTGATCTCTATTAACTATTTTGCCTATTTTTTGTAATGACCAGCTTGTAGTATCTATGGCTAATTTAAAGTACAATGCTCTAAACAATACTACTTCTGCTTTTCTTGATCTTGTGCTTATATCATATCCAGTATGTTTATCTACATAGCTTTTTATTCTATTAAGTTCTATTTCGTGTTTTAATATTTCCATTAATTTGTTCTTAATTTTAAAAGGTTATAGCACTCTATGTATTTTTGTTTTGCTTTTCCTTTATATTGTTCTTTAAATAATTCGTATAACTTTTTTGTGTATTGGTATTTTGTTTGGCAATCTTCAAAATACTTTTGAGCGAATCTTACACCTTTACCTTTAAAGTAGTTTACATTATCAGCAGTATCTCCTACTATCATTTGTTCATAGAAATTATACAATGCTTCATCTTCTGAAATATCTAATACTTCTTTATGCTTATAGTGATAGTTGTATATTAAAGCTGGGAACTGTTTGTAGTCTTTGTCTATAGATACTATCATTACTTCATCCCTACCTAATTCATCGGTTAATTGCTTCCAGTACCTCGCAACCATATCATCAGTTTCAATACCATAACCATATACTGAATCGTAATGTTCTTTTACAAATTGGTGCATCTCATTTAGTAATGGTGGTAACTCTTGTTTTTTTCTATTGGCTTTATAATTATTTGTTATAAGTTTTCTAAAGTTACCCTTTGATCCACTAAAGGTTATTACCTTATCTATTTGGTACATTTCTTCAAGGTGGTTTACTATTGACATATATTGTTCATCAAACTTTGCCCTTGCATCTTCTATGTCTGTATAGTATTTTTCATCCTCTGGGTGTTCTCGTTTCTTATAACAAGCAGCGAATATTAAACTATCTGCATCTACTAATAATATCATTGTTTTACTGTTAGTTTTAAATAGTTCTTGTTTTGTGCTGGTCTTACTTGATATGTTATTGTTATATCAGTTATTTCTTTATCTTGTTCTGTGAATTGTTCTATTTGTTCTTTCAATCCATTCCATACTGCGTTACTTACTTTCATCTGAATATGCTTATTAGTATGTAGAAAAAAGTAAAGTACCAAGACCATTGACATATTATTGCTAATCCAGTTATTATTGTTTCTAATACCTGTGCAAGTTTTACATACCCTTTATTTCTTATTACATAAAGTGTTGGGTGTGTAGGTACAAAAAAACTTAATACTATTAACCCTACTGCTATCTGTATCATATTATTTAATATTTAATCTTTCACTAAATTCATCAATAGCATCATACTTTGTTTGTATAATATCCCTTTCAATTTCTATTTGTAAAATCTCAAGCTGATTCAACATATAAGTATTATGTGTTGTACTAACTAAATCAATTAAATCTTGTAATCGTTTTTTGTGTAACATTTGTTTTGTTTTAAATTAATATCTTAAATTTACTTTTTCTCTTCTTTTATAATTATATATATCTTCTATTAAAAGTTTATATTGAGAAATAGATGTGCAATCTTGTAATTTGTTTTTTTGAAATTTTAATTTATCTAAAAATTGTATAAAATTAAAATTATCATTTTTAAAAAGACCAAGCATAGTTCCAATAAATGTGCTTCTTCTGTAACCATCATAATATGGTTGAATCATTTTTAACTTATCTGCATTTTCTTGTGCAAGTTTAAAGTCTTTGCCTTTCCAAGTTCCTTCTTCAAAAACTTCTTTTAAATTAATTGGTTTTTTTAATGATGGTCTGTATTTATTACTCATATCTGATGCCTTATGACTTACTTTATTTGAACACATAGCAATACAATTTGTTATAGTAAATACTTTATTATAGTTAATAAAGTCTTTTAACTTAACATAAGATTCAATACCCATAGATGCATAGCCATCCATAAAATCTTTTTTACTCCAGTTCTTTTGATTAAGGTTTAATGTTTGAACCTCTTTTAAACCATAGTTTTTTGCTATAATATAATAAATAGATGAATCAGCTAATTTAGCAGCAGATAATCTGTTTTGTCCATCAATTACTTGCATTTTTTGATTTACAATAATAGGATTCTGCAATATGCCATTTTGTTTAATACTTGTAGATAATTTTCTAATGTGCATAGGATTTGTTGGTCTGTTACCTACTATTGGTTTAAAAATTTCTAATTTGTTTGTTTTGTAAACTTTGTTTACTTCTTGATTTGTTTGGTTAAAATAACTCATTTTGTTTTTGTTTTAAATTAATAATAACAAATATACTATTAATTAACTTATAAACAAAATTATTGATAACTATTCGTTCAAATTAATTCTAACTGCATCGTTTTCTTTTAGTAGGTAAACATCTTTAAGCAGTCTTTTTTTTGTCCACATTGTAGTATCTGGGCAATATTTCTTTTCGGTCTTTGGCATCTCTAATGTATTTAAGTAATACATATAATTACCTTTTGGATCGTTTACAAAATAAATCTTTATTACATCTTTACCCAGCTTCATTAAAGCATCGTATTTATCTTTTTCCAGCATCTTGGTTTCATAGTATGTTTTTCTAAATTTCATTTCTATAACACAATCAAAACCTTTAGGTGTTTTACCTTTAGCATCGTATCTTTCTGAACCCTCACCACTCCATTGTAAATTCCAGCCATCAAAATTTAGTAGCACTACCATAGCTTTTTCAAGCTGGTGTATTTTATTTAATACCATTATTCCATATTACGTTTAAATCTTTGATCCATTGTTTTATTGTTCTTGGGTTACAAGTACAAGGTTTATAGTATTTGTGTTTGTGGTATTCAGCGTGTAGTTCACACACCAATTCAAATTCTTGGTTAGTAATGTGTTGTTTTGTACCCATTCTAAAGTTTTCCCATTTCGCATAGTCTTGTTTATTAAATTTTACCATCGGTCTATTTTTATTTCGTTTAACTTTTTTCTACGTTCATCACAATTACATTTTGTACCACGTAATTTATGCCAAGTATCAACAAGGTATTTTATACCAGTATATTTAGTAATGTAGTAAATAAGGTTTCCTAATTTCATATTACATTTAAGTTTAAAAATTTACATTTATTTTTAGGTACTCTATAAAATTTATCAATACCTTTTCGTTCTTTACTATTTATAAATTGTTCAACATAGTATTTTTCTTTAAATATTTCATCAGAAAAACAAGTAACTGCATAACCAGTTTCAGAACAAATTATAACATAATTATAACTATTTATTTTGTGTAACCTTTTTTTTCTTGCTAAAAAACTTACATTTTTATAGTAAAAAGTTTTAGAATTTATAAAAGGTTTATATGATAATAATTCAAGTTCAAAGTAATATTTTTTACCATCTTTAGATGTTATAACATCCATTCCGTAATCTTCTTTTTTCTTAATTATTTTATGACCGAAAAATTTAGCATATTTAATAAATATATCTTTAGCAAATGTATCACTTCTATTATATGATTTTTGTATGAATTTATTTGGTTTTGTTTTCATAGCAGTTTCTTTAGTTTATCTTTTACTTTGTTATAAGTGTTATACAATGAATAGTATTGTATGTATGATTTTCTACTAAATTCTGCTATGCTTTCACCACTATTAATTATTTCAAATACTTTCCTATCATACCAAAAC